TCACACCACAAAATAAAACAAATGTTGTTGACTTAAAGAAAACAATTGTTTTATTATATTTCAAACGCACCACCTAACCAACAAATTAGGAGTTTGAAAAATGCCAGCAGCAATTGAATTACAAACCGCATTTAACACATCAAACCTTCCACGGTTGGGCTACACGTTTGAACGCGCCATGCAGAGTAAAGCATTGGTGATTTGTTTAACTAGGCTGGCACAACGCAAAACACCGCAAAAGCCAATACCAAAAAAATCGCGGAAAAATGCCGCGCAAGAATATTGGTACGACAAACTTTAAGGATGATGTCATGAGCACAGATTCACCAACACTAGATGATCTTTACGGACAAGGCGCTGAAGCAGCAGACGCAGAAGCAACCAGTGATTTATTTGTCACTGTTCCAGAAACAACATTGCCATGCGGTACCGTAGTGCCATCTTTCAAAGTGGCACAGTATGCAGCTAGCAAATCAGACGAAGGCAAAGCTATCATCACCGCCAGCCTAAAACCATGGGTAAACATCAATTATCACGATGCAAAACAAGCATGCCAAGATGCCGGGTACTCACTCATTACCGAAACACAGTGGCTTGCTATTGCTCACAACGTAGCAAACGTTGATACCAACTGGACTAAAGGCAAAGTTGGCGAAGGTAAGCTTTTCAGAGGCATTCGCAAAGGTAATGTCTCTGGTGCTCAAGCTGGTGACTTTGAACCTACTAACAAAAAAGAACGCCGCTGGCTAACGCTTAGCAATGGCGAACAAATCTGCGACATGAATGGCAATGTCTTTTCATGGGTATTTGACGACCTTCACGGTGACGAGAATGGCGTTATCAATAAAAGCTTTGACTCATCAGACCCATCACTATCAACAGCGCCCTACCCTAGCTTAGAAAAAGGCATGGGCTGGCGGCCAACATCTGCTAATTGGTCTGGCAATGCGCTCATCCGAGGCGGCTACTGGAGCTCGGACGACGATGCAGGCGTGTTCTATCTCAACTACGGCTGGCCCGACCTCGACGGCAGCTACGTCGGCTTCCGCTGCACCAAGAGTCTCTAGTCACTTGTCACCTATCCAGCACGCTGTGTAACGGCGGGCTGGTTTAACTGAAAGGTTCATCATGAATTTAGCAATAGCGGATAACACCAATCTACGCACTATAGAAACGTTAATTAACGAAGCTAAAGCACTGGGAATGCGTGTTGTTTATCACCCAGAACAAAATACCAGCAACGTAGTATCACTTGAAGCGCACCGCCAGATGATGGCTAACGTGAGCGCAGAGGCTTAATCATGGGAAAGACAAAAAGAAGCAGGACCGTTGGTGTTGAAGTTCACATTGGATATGTAGATGTAGAAGTTGATTTAGGTGACATAGACACAGAAGACCTCATTGCTGAACTAAAAATCCGTGACGTTAACGCCTTCGTAACCTCACCAGAACTTGAGGATATATATAAACAATTCTCTTTTGGCAATGAGTCGCGTGCAGTAGAGCTCACTAAAAAGTATATCGAAAATGTAACAGGTCGCGTTGTGCAATGAAATACAAGCACCCTCTTGACGACATTACATCAAGCCATTTCATCTACCAGGCGCTTAGAGGCCTATTAGTGGCAGCTTTGTTGATTTTAATTATTTACACCTTAACACCATTGATTATGGAGCTTATGCATGAAGTATTTAACGGTCTTCACTATTGGTTACTTGTCTTCATGGATTACGCACGGACGCTTGTTCAAGCGCATTCGAGATACGAATTATTACGTTAATAAACGCCATTACAGCTTAAAAACAGCATGGAAACTATCAGGGAGAACAATATGAGCTCAACAATCTTAAATTCAAAAAGATTATCAATATCATTTAGTAATTCAAGTATGAACTTATCTACATGGACCGAAAAAGGTTCGGATTATGTTAAGTCTGTGATGAGCATATGGGGAGGCGATGCTCACTGGCAGGCAGACCTAGACGCAGATAAATCACAAGAGCTTATCGATCTACTACACCTACATATTGCCAACATTAAAGCTAATGAGCTTGAGATTTTGGCACTGCAAACAAAGGCAGCAGCATGACCGCCCTAATCATCTTTGGCAGCACGTTTGTATTGGTCTTTGCGCTTGGATTTCAGAGCCTAAACGTGAACAACGGCCACTACAAAGCCGCATTTTTTACCAGCTTTGCCATTGCACTATCTAACCTAGTCCTATTCAAAACCGTTCCGCAAGCTGGCGTGATGGAAATTGCCGCCTACCTAACCTCTGGCCCATTTGCGATTGTTTCGAGCATGTGGGCGCATAGAAAGTGGGTAAGAAAGTGACTAAGTTAGAAATCATCAAACGACTTCGCGTGCTTTCAGAAGAGATGAAAGAACTAGGCACCGCTATTGACTACTACTACGGATTAAACCCACTAGCGAGACATGGTGCAGAAATGGTTGGCGCGGGCTTAATAGCAGGTGAATGGGCTAACGAAATGGAAAAAGATAATGCCATTGATGGAGTGAATATCCATGAAAAAGCGTAGCAGAAAATACAATCCAAACAAAATAAAAGTTAATTCGCACGCTGCTTTTAACGCTATCAAACGACAAAAACCATTAACGATTGAGGATCAAAGAGAACTTTGTAAAAGCGCAACAGCGGCTCTGAACGCAATGCAGTTTGGCAAAGACTTAGCCCCATCAGACTTCACAGTACTTTGTGATGTAGTAAATATATCGCTGGTATTTACAGAATCAGGCCTTGGGAAAGATTGCCTACCTGAACTTTACCAGGCACGTGATGCTTTGCAGAACAGCAAAGAGCGCTACATCAGCACAGGAAAACTAGGTTTTAGTAAACCTGATTTAGATTCTGTAAAAGTTGCGCTAGGCATTCATCAGCTGCAGCTAGAAGTTTGCACCCTTGGCCTGTTTGAAAAAGCATTTGATGAGCAGAACAATCGTATCAAGAGTGGGATTTTCTACAAAAGAGATCCAATCAAACAAAAGATTGCAGCATGACCAAATCGCTTAACAAAATTGCTAAAAGGCGCGTCTGGACAGATGAAGACAAGCGCATGGTTACCCTACTCTACCCATGCACGAATACAGAGTCTCTGGCAAAGCTACTAAAGGCCAGCAAGCATCAGGTATTCAACATTGCAGGCAGGATAAATATTGGTAAATCCCAATGGTTTAAAGACAGCCCAATGTCTGGCAGCTTAAAGAATGACAACTCAGCTGGACGGAGTACCAGGTTTCAAAAAGGTCACGCACCGAGCAATAAAGGTAAAAAGATAGTACCGCATGAAAACTCTATTAAGACTCAATTTAAGCCAGGGCAAGCATCACCAAACCGAAAACCAGTTGGCACCTACAGAGTAGTTGAAGATGGTTATTTAGAAGTAAAAATGGCAGAAGGCCCGCACCAATGGAAATCAGTAAGTAGATTAGTTTGGGAAAGATGCAATGGCCCAATACCTGATGGCCACATGATTAGCTTCATTGATGAAAACAAGCTAAATGTTGAAATCACAAACTTGAGATTAATGACAAAAGCTGAAAACGCCAAGCGTAATCACCCTGCCAAGTACGGTAAAGAGTTTATGCAAGTAGCACAGCTTAAAGGTGCAATTTCAAGACAGATTAATAAACGAAGGAAACAAAATGAACAACGACATCTTAGCACTCAGATCACACCTGTTTAACACGCTAACTGCGCTTCAGGATAAAGATAACCCGATGGATATCGATCGAGCAAAAGCCATTTGCCAAGTAGGCGATGTGATTGTAGATACCGCAAAAACTGAAATTGATTTCATGAGAGTAAACGGCAGCATCGATACGCAGTTCTTTCAAAAACCAACACCGACAGCACAACTTTCATCACCAGCTGCTAAGCCGGCAATTGAGCAAAAAACAACGGAAAACAACCGAGCAACAATAACAGTTGAAGGTAACGTAACAACCCACAAAGCCAAGTAAGCGAGAAAACCATGGACATATTAATAAAACACCTACCAATAGGCTCAACAGTTGAACTGGGCGGCGACACACAAAAACGCAGGCTATACCTTGGCGAGATTAGCAATGGCTTCGGCATGCTATGGAAAAGCAAAGAAGATCACAACAACAAAAAATCATGGCAGGTAATGACGGCAGAATCATCACGCGTAAAAAACGTAGAACTGCCAGCAGGCTTTGATATTGAAACCATGGCCGACTGCATTAGAGACAAATTCACAACCAATTAAACCGCA